TAAAGAACAGCGCCTCTAGTTCAGAGGGCGTGATGCTCTTATCGTATAGCACCATAGCCTGATCCAGAGCCTGCTTAATCTTACGCATGTCCTTGGTGAACAAGGCATCAGGGCAACGCATACCCTTGTGATTATCGTAGAACTCTTTGTCCATTAGGTTACGTAGTAATGCTGTCTCTGTCATACTATTAGTCCTCTCTTGGTCCATAACGAAGCAACTCGTATATAGATATGATTGCTATCACAGGCCACCCTAGTGAGAACCATACGTGTGCATTAGGTTTGTCGGGGTCTACTGGGTCTGTTACGTTAAGCATAAGTATAGCACCCAATGCATACATAGTAGCTACCCCATATAAATACTCTGTCATCGTTTACCCTTTATAGGTTCTAGTTTCCACATACCTTCTGTCTGATTTAGTGAGGTAATTAAGTCTAGTAATTGTTGATACGATATTACGATAAGCTGATAGCTCTTGTATGATTCGTCATACTGCCTGAGGTATACCGTACCCTCATCAGCAAGTACAACTTCCAGATCCTCATACTCATCATGCTCATCCATACTAGTAACGATAGCAATGTCATGCTCGAACTCAACACTATACATCTGACTGCTCCGCTACAAGAATGTTGACGTGTGCTACGTTACCCTCAACACGGGTGATGACATACTCTAGCCCCGCCTTAGTGAGTAACAACCTTAGTTGACCTACAGGTATCATAGCTTATCCTCTCCATTAAGTTGATTGATACGCATCTGACAATAGCGTTGGACTTTCTCTAAGTCAATGATCTCGCTTTGCACCTGCGTCTTACCCTCGTACATCTTGTAGCCTGCACGGCTGGCATACTTAACAATGTTGCCACGCCAGAACTCAAAGCTATTACGCATGATATATGTGATAGGCTCAATAGCCCACCGTGCGTAGTGCTTAGGTTCATTCACGATGTCTGCCCCATGCTCTGACAATACACTCTCCTTAAAGTCTTCACGTTCTTTTATTAGTCGATTCCATTCACTCTTTATCATTGCTCTTCACTCCATTCTTTGCGTCACGTTCTTGAGCAGCCTTGCGCTCCTCTGGTGTCATTGGTCTAACGTCTGTGAAGTCTGCCTCTAAGGGCCACTCATTATCAGTCATCATCATCCTCCGTCAGCGCATCCCAAGATACAGGAAATAGTTCGATCATCAGGTGGTCAATCTGCCGTGCTACCACTCGTGTCTCTGCTTGTGTGTCAGTCTTACAGCGTAGGTTACACATGTCAGCAAAGGCATCCAGGCTACCGCTCCAGTACCACTCAGTCATAGTGCTTTGAGGTAGCATCATACGTGCTTGCTCCGGTGCTACACCATCTTCCAGCATATCCTTATACACCCGTAAGGCTGTGTGATTTACAAACTCAGGATCAGCATCAGTGTGGACAGCACCTTCACTGCCTTGCTTCTTATCAGCACTACGTCCACGCCACACTGAAGGCTCATAGAACTCAGGCTCACTATCCACATACCTACGGCTGATCTCATTCCAACGTAGGAACTTATGCTTCACGAGTTGTCGAGCCACAAAGATCGGAGCCTTAACGTGGAAGCTAGCAAAGCAGTGACCAAATGGACTGATGTGTTTGTGCTTAGCTAAGTAGCGGATCAGCTTATCGTCTTTAGCTTTGAGTACTGGTGGCCCCCAAGGGTCATCCTCCATCTCGCTTTTCTTTCCAAAGGATACACGAGCTGCATTGGCTACAGTTAAGTCACTACCCATATGTTCAATGTATGTTGCTCTAATCATATACCATCTCCTTAAGTCTAATTATATCTTCCTGTACACCATACTTGATGTCATCGTCAAGTAGTAAAGCCTTGGTGGGTAACCCTGTCCAAAGCTCTACCTCTCGTTTGTATTGCAAGGTCTTGTGTACTGCGTCCCTGTCTAACGCTACGATCACCTTATTGAATTCTCCTAGCTGTTGCATAATTGTCACACCTATAGATGTACCAAGGATAGCAAACCCTACTGCGCTGGGCATGAAGTGTGCCACCTTTATAGCACTGATGACATCCTCAACTACCACAGCCACGTCAGCCTTGGAGTTGTTACGCTTAGTGAAGTAGTCAGCCTTGCCACTGTAGCGATACCACTTAGGTATAGCACCATCAAGCGCACGGCCTACAGCATCAATGAGTTTACCCTTGTAGTGTATAGGAAACACAGCCCGTCTATCCTTTACATCGTACATCAAACCCTCATGTTGTAGGTCATACCTATCAATAAAAGCCTGTAACAAAACGTGATCTGAGGTAGGCTGCACTACATATTCTGGATAAACTAGTGCTTCTATCTCTTTGTTCTTAATAGGTTCTACCTTACTCATGCGTAACTTAATCTCTGCTGCTGTCATGTTAGTACTGTATGCACCACGCAAACCACAGCTTAACTTGAAGCAGTTGTACACGTAGTCACCGCCATCCTTGAAGCACGAGAAGGTGTTACGTGAGCGGCACGATGGGCAGTCCATACGAACTGAGTCACCGTCACCTATGTCTAGTCCATCTAGGTAATCACGTATGTTCATTCGTTACCCTTCCTCTTAGATAGTGCAGCTGATGCACCACTGAACGTATTGACTAGGTAAGGCTTAACGCTGTTAGGGTTCTGGTGTCCACTCACCTGCATGATACCTACAAGATCCACCCCAGCCTCAGCCATCTCAGTGATAGCAGTACGGCGTAGGTCTCTAGCTTGTAGCTTAGGGTCAAGGCCAGCCTTAGCTTTGATGTTGTTGACCTGTGTGTGTATCTCAATGGCAGTGTAAGGGCTGTACCCACTATGGTTAGGCTTGACACGTGGGGCTACATAATCCTGGAAGCCAAAGTCTACACGCTGTGCCTCAAGCATAGCTAACAGTTCATCTGGTACGGGAAGGTGTACCTCTGCGCCACGCTTAGACTGTGTGATGTCAACACGCTGCGACTCAAAGTCAATGTCCTCCCACTTGAGTAGGCGCATGTCACCTATCCGTTGACCCCACTCGTATGCCATGTGCAGTATCAAGCCTATGCTACGCCAGCGCCACTCAGAGTATGCCGTAGTAAGGAAAGACTTAACGTCATCCTTGGACCACTTAACCCTGCGAGGCTTCTCTGTCTTACGCTGTAGCTGTGACACAGGGTTAGCCAGTATAGCTTCGTGACGTATAGCTGTGTTGAGTACAATGCTCAGGCATGTAGCCATGTAGTTAGCTGCAGATGGGCCATTGTTATCAGACCATCTATCGTAGGCATACGTTACATGCTTGAACCTGATGTCACTCAGCTTAATGTTACCTAACTCAGCGCCGTTCTGTACCTTGGTAGCACACACACGTTGCAGTGTACTGTCATACTTAGCTTGCACTGCACCAGATAGTTGAGCGAACTTAGAACTACGGGTGTACTGCGACACAGCATCACGTAGCTTAGTGTTAGGCTTAAGGTCTACCTTGTCGTGTCGCATTACAATCATCTCCTACCTCTCCAATCTATCCAGAGTTTAACACTATGACAATCTCCATAGATAAAGTCAAGTAGCCAAACTAAGTTTAACTTGTTATCCCTCATCCTTTGTAGGTTTCTTGCTGCGATTGTCTGGTAACTGTGGCCTCCCAGCAACACGTTCACTAGGATGCTCATCGCCAGTGCCACTCGACTCAGGTAGTTTACCAACCCAACCCGTGACATCATCATGCGGATCTTCCTCATTCATAATACTCCTGTCCCAACTCCAACTACTACAAGTGCAATTACTATCATAGCTGCACCTTTAAAAACGTGGAACATATAGATCTCCCTCTGCTTTGAGTGCGTCAATGTGGCGTAGCTCTTCACGGTGGAAGTCAGCCATCAAGTACTCACCCTCCCACTCATAGTCATCTACTGCCTTGGACACACGGTTATACTCCTCATTGATAGGTAGCAAGTGCTCTGCAAGGAATAGGTCTCGCTCTTCCTGGGTCATTAGCTGTCTCCTTCATAGTAGTACCAAGCTGTACTATCGTCAGGTAATACATATGGTTTGTAGTGGTTAGGATTACCGCCCTCATTTACAGGAGGACGAAAGTTAAACATATTCTTTAATGCATAAGACTTATCACGCAGGTCACTGAGTTGTGACATTCGTACATCCATCATCTCCATTGTGTCATCTATCATGCTGTCCATACAGTTGTAGACTTCAAGCAATATGAGTACTTCGTCACGGGTCAGTTCTGTTTTGATTGTCTTCTTGTTCATGTGCTTAGCTCCTGTTGTATGCGTACTAATACTTTAGCACGGTCAGCGTAAAACTGCATTAGCTCTGGGTCAGAGTAATCAATCTCACTCCAGCCTGTGCTTTCTATGTCTGATTCCAACAGATCCTTTAGCATCAGTATTTCATCGGGCCATAGCTCTAGTGTATGCATTACTTTGCCTCCTCTCTGGCCTCAAGGTATGACTTGTATAGAATATTACATAAGTTATCCCGCATACCTTCAGGGACTTCAACGTACTCCTCTACGATAGCCAATATCTTATCCTTTGTAGCCTTGTCAAGTTTCTTAGTCATTACGCCATCTCCTCTTCTACTATTACATTGGTGAACTTAATGTATACACCACCTTCACCGTCATCGTCAAGTAACTCTTCATAGTCTACGTCAGTGAACTTGAGCATCTGCCATAGGGCATCAAAGAATTCTTCTCGTGTCATTACGCAACCTCCTCTTCTATCTCATCCAAAGTTATCTCAGTGTCTAGTGTATGCTTATTACACATCTCATCAAACACAGAATCGGGACACTCTTTAAAGAGGTGTTCATAGATGTCCTCATCTTCTACATGGTCAGGCACTTCATACTCTGGATACCAAGTATCAGTGCGTGTAAGTACAAGTTTTATTGTCCTAGGCATTGTCTATCTCCTATACACCGTGCCAGCTTTATTACTAAAAGTATCACTAGCTACCCAGCGAAGTGACGTACACGGCGTGAGCCTAGCTTGTTGAGTGTCTTCTCAAGGTACACGCTGCGCTTGCCAAGGTGCAAGGCTGTCATGCAAGAGCCACGCTGTACACCGTAGCGCTTCTTAGACTGACGCTTACGGGTCAGACCTTTGAAGCCTACAAGGTTGAAGCGGAAGCCACGAGTGCCATCATTGAGCGGTTTGGTTGCGATACATACGAACATATTATTTAGTCTCCAGTTGGTTGCGAATCTCTGATAGTAAGGATATTAGTTCTTTGTTGTTCTTCATCTTGGTGTCAGGTAAGATCTTCTCACACATACTTAAGATCTTCAAGTTAAGTGCATTAGTCATAGCATTATAATCCTAGCTTTTGCAATAGGGCATCATCTTCTTGCGTAAAGGTATCAGTATCTACCTTGGTGTAGTTACTATCCCAGTACTGTTCTTTATACAAGGGGTCAGCCCATGTCAAGGTCAACCCATAGGTAGCCTCACTTATGTAGCTATCGCCTAGCTCGAATGAACCATAGGTCATGTCTGTCTTAACAGCAATGAACCAACGTGCATACTTGTTAGACTTCTCTTTATCAGGGCGCTGGTATGTCTTGAGTAAGCGCATCTCTGTCTCACCGAAGGGGCCATGCCCTTTGAATACAGCGTAGGGTTTATCTTGTGGGCGGGACTTACCTAGTAGGTTCTTAGTTGTCATTGTCTTTACCTCCATCAATTACAATTAGCTTGGCCTTGGGTCGTTTGGTAGGCCGTAGTATGTCTAACCTATAAGCATAGAATGTCTCATAGTCAACCTCATCAAGTCTTAGTATCGGACGATCCGAGACTAGATCGAACCAAGCCATAGGGTATGTGCTCTCAAGTATACCCAGCATGAGCTTGCCACTATACTCAGAGGTGGTGGCAGTAATCAAGTGCCACTCACCGTTCACATTCTCGCATAGATAACGAGTGTCTGCATCTACTTCTGTCATCATAGTAAAGCCCTCATAGTTGTACCTTCATCAGAGTTAGTTGATAGCACAGCTATTTGTGCATTGTCAATAGTCTCTTCAGTGTGCTTATTTACGAAGCTACTATACTTGTATGGGTTGTAGGTTACATCTGTGTACAACTCAGGTGAATATGACATGTCTTCATATCCCATAAGCTCACCCCTAACGAAAGCATGTACGTTCTTCTTACGTTCACGCAGTACCCGTAAACGCCCAGCCTTACGCACTACGAACTTAGGATTGTATACAGTGACATCATTGGTGTGCTTAACTACACGTCCTGTGTAACAGTCACGCACACTGAATAGTTTTTTGTGTAGGTTAAAATATACTTCTACTCTCATTCGTTTATCTCCTGTTTCACTAACTCTTCAACATAATCATAGTGCACATTGAATACGTCTTGCGCTTCATCAGAGTATGACACATCACCATTAGGTTGTGTAACGTATGGATAACCATCAAAGGTGCACTCCACAACGTAATCTGCTAGGTGCGCTGCTAGACTTAGCACTTGTTCATGTGTCATCTGTTACTCTCCTTCTTTAGGTTGGGCATCTGATATAGCTGACATCCATGCAGTTATTAGTGGCATGTAATGAGCTTCAGTGTTAACGAACACAAAGCCAGATGTCAAGCCACCCATTCTCCACTTACCCTGCCAGCCTAGCTTGTTGAGTAACAGCTGCGCTGCATGTGTGTGGTTGCCTTCTACGTTCAAGCTGTGATCCCACCCAACAGTATAGGTGGAACCTTTATGACCGCTGGATGTCATAGCTTTGATGCGTGAACCCAGCGTGTTTGTTGCAGGTAGATATTTTGTGATGATAGTTTGCATAGTTATTCTCCCATAATTACTGCTGCTACATGATACTTAGAGACAGCATCACCAGTTGGCAAGGACTTATTTATGCCGCCCTTCTCAGCTACATAGTTGCACCATGTATTCCACCAATACTCAGCACCCTTGCGGCGGCATAGCTTGACGTAGTTGCGGATCTTGCTACGGCGTAGCTCAGGCTTGACCTTCTTGTTCAAGAGCAGGGCAGTCTCAGGCAAGCCAAGCATACGGATGTTATGACGATCAAGGCAAGCCACCTCAAAGCCACACATCTGTGCAATGAAGCCAGCCTTCACCATGCCTATAGAGGGTATAGACACAAAGAGATCCACTGCCTCTTGCGCACCATCTATAGTGTCCTTGCCATGTAGCTCAGCTATGGCGTTGATCTCTGCATGTAAGCGCTGGGCGTTAGCCTTAGCGTACTCTATGCCCAGCGCCTTAGTGGATGACACCCACTTAGACTGTACACCCTCAGCCTTGATGGACACACGCTGTTGTATGACACGGGAGATAGGCATGTTGATGGTGCATAAAGTGAATTCAACTATGTCATACAACCCATCAGGTGTAGACATGGCGTGTTGTGTGATTAATGTGCAGTCACGTTGATACATTGTGAAGTCTCCTATAAGTTTTAGTCACGGACGATCCGAGAGTAGGGTTTCAGCATTTATGTTAGCCTTGATGATAGCATCCATATCTTCAATAGCTTTGTCAATCTCATTTCTTTTGTACTTAACGCCACTAATCTCACCAGCCTTAGCCATCAGCTTAGTCTTTGTAATGTTACGGGCAGGCTTAAGCCCTATGCGTACCATCTTAAGCGCTGCCTTAACGAAGATCGCTTGTACTTCAGGGCGTCCAGGGTTTTCAATAACGTATGACATGTGCTTACCTCTCTACTATACGGGATGACTTGAAGTCATTATCTATATGAACAAACTTAACTGTACCATCTATGCCATCATCATCATAGACATGCTCTTCGAACAAACGAAACGACTCAGCTGCATCCTCTGTGCCTACCTCATCCACATAGGTAGTATGCTCACCATCGTTATATACGAGTACGATAACTTGTATTAACATGTGTTATTCCTTTCTAGGTTTAGTCTCGGACGATCCGAGGGTAGAAACTGAAACGCTATCAATCTCTTGCGTATATATAGAAGACCCCATAGCAGAACGATTGTCAACACCCCATTTTGAGGTGCTGAACCATTGCGATGCGTGATGCCATAGATACTTGTCAGGCCTAAGCCTCGTGCGCTTGCGCTTAGACATGTATCTCACAGCAAGCCCTGCCCTACCGCATAGCCAAAGAAATAGCCTAAGCCTATCAGGCATAGCACGTTGAGCGTCATTGTTATTTTAAAGATTAGATTATATCGTTGTTCTCTTTTGCGTGTCATTACGTTGTTCCTTTGTGGTTTAGTCTCGGACAGTCCGAGGGTAGAAACTGAAAAGCAAAGAGGCTTCCCGAAGGAAGCCCCTGCCCTGCCCCGCTTAGGCTGAGGCCTTGGCTGCGGCGTTGAAGGCCTTGCGGAATGCGGCGACGGTGATGCCAGCTTCACTCAGCTGCTGCATAACCGCTTGAGCCATTGCCTCAGGTGTCACTTGCTCAGGCTGTGCCTCTGCAGGCTTGGCCTTGCCTTTGGATGTGTTACCTGCAGCGCTTGCCTTCTTGACCCGTTTCCGAACCGCTGAAGCGCCGAGTGAATTAAGTTCACCGTTTTTGTTTAGCTTCGCTACCTTGTCCCAGTTAGAGGCAACGAACATGGCGTCATTACGATCTTGCATAGACCGCTTACCTAAAGGTGTAGCTTTGATAGCAGCACCGTATTGCTTATCGCTTTTGTATACGCTGCGGAGTGTGAGCAGCCATTCGCCAATGTCACGGGTTTGCAAGAGCACAAGCTCAGCTGTGTCATCACGCTTGTCGAACATGTGAGCTACATGGTCACAGGCTTGGCTGAATGTGTGGGTCTGACCGTCGAATGTGACCGTTGCGTCGATGTGTGATTTTGCGATTGCGTTTGTCATTTGGGTATTCCTTTCGGGTTGTGGCATGATTGCCGGTTGATGCATTCAAATTGACCGATAACGCCGAGACTGTCAAACGCTTTTTTTACCCCTTTAGGGGTAGATCTTAGTATCGGACTGTCCGAGGGTAGGAATTAGGGCAAAACGAATCACTTTGACCGAGTGGAACGAATTAGCAACATTGCCTCGTGTGATGCGCCTGAGTGCCTGCATGATGTGCCTGCCTGGGTGTGATGCGTGAGTAGGTGTGCATCAGGCGTGATGGGGTGGGGGTGTGCTTGTGTGCAAGTGCTACAGGGGGGTGTGGGTATTACATGCATGAATGCCTGCATTGTGCACGTGTGCGTGTAAGTCCGTGTAAACATGGGAAAAAGCGCTGCGTGACATACTCAATAACTATAAAAAGCATTACATTCCAACGACATAGCCTTGCATGATGCACGCAAACGCACCTACCCCCGCCTGAGTAGGGGGGCGCATGGGCCACCCCCCACCTATACGATATACGTATATGTACTCTGCAACACACGGGGATTTTGAAACGCCCTATATGTACACCTACACGCACAACCTCTGTCGTATACCTCTCTAAAGAAAGACGTTACATTGTAACACTAGTATAGTGTGTGCTTATTGCAACACTTCTAAACTATCTTACCTCGACTACAGATTTATGGGCTTGACAAGTACCCCCTTTTTATGTACAACTGTGGGGGTAAGGGGGCTTAGTTAAACTATAAAGTAATAAAACTTAGATATAGTATAACTATAATAGTTTGAACTTAAGAAAATAGCTTGACACAATA